CCTGGCAATTCACCCGTAGGCTCTGGTATTGCACCTCTTTTTACTAGTCTTGGAATATGCTTCACATGACAGTTTAGAAGTTGTGCTGTTTCTTTGACTGTAAACGCTTTCTTTCTTTTCTTTTTAAATTCAACAATGGTAGTAGTCATTGTTTCATCTTTTGTTTTGTTGTACAGGGTAACTATTCCTGCCGCCCTGCTAGTGTGAACTATTTTAACTAGATCACCATTTAAAAACCATATTTTTGTTTTGGGCTTAACTACAGGCTTGAGATTGAGGTTCCCGATCTCATCTGCTCCATTTTTAGAAGCCATGATGCCTTCCTATCTTTTTTAGTAAAGTTATGGTACATCTCTCTTTTACCACACAGTATACAAAAAAGTTCTATATGATTTTTAGAGGTGTAGGCTCTATCAATAAACACCCTTCCTTTACACTTCCTACATGTTAGCACAAGAATAAATTATACACTAGAGGAAACGCCTACTGCCATAACATTCAGGGAAACATCTACAGATCCAGAAGAATTAAATCTAACAGATATTGTGGCACCTGAATTACTTACTGAGTTAACAGTTACAAGAACGTCTTTACTAACTGGGTTTTCATCAGTGCTAACAGGGCTAGCAACAACTATTGGTGGATAAGAAAATGCTGCATCTCCGAAGGAAACGTCTATTGTTTCCACCTGACCTTGATCTACAACAGATTGTTGTTGAACTATAAAATTACTGGCAAATACTATTAAATTTGATGTTCTAGTATTAACTACCCCATTTGACGTTTTTACCTTACTTAGTCTTGTTGCAGAATCATTTACCTGACTAGCAATATCATTTACTACGCTAACAAGTCTATATATATAGGGAACATCTAATGGCTGGCCTATATCTGGTTCACTTATACCTGGCATATTTTCTCCTGTAATAATTATACCATCAGGATATCGCAATAGATCCAGAGTAGGATCTAAATGGAAGTCCTGTTATTGACCCAACTCCAGAAGGTGTTCCAGAAAGGGTTATTCTATTACTATTATTTTTTGCATCGTTTTCTGTTGGATACAAAGAAATATTAAAATAGTCAATGACTCTTATATAGTATATTGTAGAATCAATTAGACCCCCTATTGCGGAAGAAGACTCATACAAAACACTAGATCCAGTAGAAAATGGATTTCCTTTTTCAAAGTATAAAGAACTATTTGAGATATCTATCGTGGTGGAGTCCTGATTGAATGATGTTGTTTCTTCATATCTCATCAGCGGATTTGAAGGCCTCAATATCTCAACGTACAGATATCCAGGAACTAAATTGCTAACATTGTTAGTGTTTGGATCTACATATGGATATGTAGAGGGAACATTTATGCTTAACGAGGTGGTAGATACTCTTTCTTTATGTATCCACTCTGATTCATTTTGTGCAGAACTATCTGCCCATTTTATCCAAATATCATACTCTGATATTTCGTCCAGCAATGACAACCCTTCATTTACTTTTTTATACACAGAAACAGCATCCCAGGTGGTGCTTATGAAAGAAGAGCCTACTTGCTCCACTATCAAAAATCCTGGAGAATCTATGCTTCCTGGTTGATAAATTAATTCTGGATCTACAGAGTACATGGGGGAAAAGGCAGACCTAACATTTCCATCTTCTGAAACTATTCTATATCTTACTTGATACTCTTTTGTAAAAGTATTTATATTAGGCATCTGTTTATAATTAAGTTTAACTATTTTTGACATTAGGTTACTCCTATGCCGAACCTAAACTCAACAAAGTTGTTAGAATTTCTATACTTAATTATTGGATAACCATCAACTGTCCTTGTAGAAGAATATCCAACCATTTTATATAGTGGATTAACTGTTGAAACGTTGTCTATTCTTATTCCGTCTAAAGCAACATAGTGTTCGTCTGAACCTACCAAAGAGCCTACTCCTTGAGTTGTAACTTGGCAGTAAATTTTAGCAACAGTTATCTGATCCGAAGAAAAATCTGGAGTATTAATTAAATCTGATACTGGAAAAGAAATAACCTTATATCTGTCATTTGTTAAAGCATAAGAGGGTATATATATTTCTGCTTTTGCAAATCCAACATCTTTATTCAACTCGTTTCTTAGAAACTCAATCAATATTTTTACATATTCTGGAGTCCCTGATCCGATAGAAGTTTTATCTATTACGCTAAAAGCAAAACTAATAATATCTGATGGATTGTTCTTTGATATGTTTAAACTGATGTTCTTGAGATGAATGTGCTTAGACATAAAACCTTCTTCATCTTCTTCTGGAGTCCACGTTCCAGTCTTCCATGCTATTCCTCCGTTTGTCGTACCTGCGGCTACGGGCTTTGTTATAGTAAAACTATTAGAGGTTACCGATGTAACCTCTGCTGAAACAAAGTCAAAATTAGAATCAGCGCATCCCGATATTGTCACATTGTCTCCTATAACAAAAGTGTTTGAAGAAGATGTAGAGGTATATTCAACCAAGGTTCCATCAGATGATGCGGAGGAAATGTTGAAGTCTATAGACTCTATATTTGCAGAATCACCTCTTACAAAGATTGAATTATTTAAAAATCTTGGACCCTCTTTTCTATTTCTTCTTTCTGTTTCTTCCAAAAGTGCATGTTCATTATTTATCTTAAAAATCTTTAGACCATTATCTTCCACAACACCATTTGATCCTAAATCCGAGAGCAATATAACTGGTTCTATTGTTGAATCGTGCGCTTCCCAGTTTTCTTCAAAATCAAAGATTGTTCTGCTATCAAAGCCCTTTGCTAGTGAATTATTTGCCGAAGACCATAGTCCCACCTCAGTAATCTCGTACCTATTTTCTGTTGGAAGTTTTGCAGTAAATGCTATCTTTGTTATTCCATCCTCTTCAACGAACCCTTTTGAAATTATAGGAACCCTATTCATTTCAAAATTCATTCTTTTTTTTGTTGACGCATCACTTTGTTCTGGATCTAAAAGATCTAATGGATCTGCCCCGCAACCTATTGATATGTGGGTGGCATAAGAGGGTGCCTGCCCCAAAAGGTATTTTGATATTACTTCTTTTCCGTCGTTAGTAATCATGAGAAATCCACTAAACTAATTGTACCACTTGTGTCAACATCTATCTCAATCAACTCATTATCTCTTATATCGTCAATCTCTATAACCAAGTCGCCTGAATCATCAAAGTACGGAGTGCTCATTCCTCTACCGATTAAGTCTATTCCGAAGGTTGCAAAATAGTTAGATGATGTAGAAGAAACATTGATAAGGTTGTTTGGATTATATTTATTTCTCAATTTTGATAAATTTTTTATTGGAGAATAGATCACCTTTTTACCATCCACAAGATCTGACCTTGAAACATTTATTAATTCCATTCCAGAAATATCTTCATAGTTTAATTCAAGGACGGCTTCTGGTCCAACTGGCTCTGGTCTTGTTATTACAATATCTGGATCTGCCTGCTTTATTCCTGAAGGACTAACAAAGTTTGAGGAGGTTATCCACGGACTGGCTGGTTTTGCTGGTGGTGGTGCTGGGGCACCACCGCCGCCACCGCCGCCACCGCCGCCACCTGGGCCTGGGTCACCAGTAGGTGGGGGGTTATTGCTTTGTTGGGAAATTGCGTTAATCGCATTAATATCTCTAATTACTGCCTGCTGAAATTGTCCTGCTGGTGCTACCCCTGCGTTATTTGTATGTTGAATTGCCTTTTGTATTGCTACCTGAGCATCTGCTGCCCTGCCATGCACTGCTTCAGAGTGTGCTACCTTTAGTGCGTGAGCGGCGGCCTGCATTTGTGCCTCTTTTGCCACGCCAGCAGGGGTGTCAAGCCTATTTCCAAACGGCCCTCTTGGTATCGCCATACTATACCTCCACCAAATACATAGTCATAGTTTCTTCTTCTAATGATTTATTATTTTCAATATTATATATTACAAATCTTTTATCGGTATCGCATACAACATCTACTCCATCATTATTTTTATAATTAATTTTAACTATGTCTCCTAATTGCAAATCAAATGTTGAAAATGTATTTATTCCTAATAGAATTTTAGGCTTGGAAACTTTTTCTATAATCCAACCCAATATTTTTTCTGCTGATTCTTCAGTCTGAATATAGGGGCTTGTTAAAGAAAAGTCTCTTATTCCGTATCTGTATCTGCTATTTATTATTTTGTTATACTCATCTCTTTGTATAAGAGGGTTCTTTAGAGTTCCATCGTCTTCATATATGGGATCTGACAAAGAAGATATTTTTTTGTAATAATCATCAACAGTTAGGGTTCTACTAGTTTCTTGCGTAAAGGCAACTCCTTGTATTCTTAAAAAGTTTCCTGTTGTATCATCAATATTTAGATTAGCGTCCGTGCAGTTAATAATAAGAAACTCTGCTCCATACGAGTTTGCATAAAATCCTGAAACAGAATACCCCTTAATTTGATTAAATGTTTTCATTATTCTTGAATACAGTGCTGGATATGCCCTATCATATTTTATGTTTAAGAAAGCCGCTTCTCTCATTATCGTTCCAAACTCATCATAGTAGAGAGAGTGTTCTGGACCACCCTCTGAATTTATTCCAGACAGATAAGTCTTTTGTATTATTCCACTAATTGCATACTTTTTGAAAAACTCAGGGAAATCGACCTCCTGATCCTGCCAAACTTCAGACAGGGGTTGCGCTAAAGTTACATTGCTGTTTTGAGAAACATTTGGCCCTACCGCATAAATATTCTCAAACATACACCTACTTGTTCCCCTGACAAAAAGTGCCATTGAGTTATATTCTGGAAGGGGGTCTGTGTCTACTACAGTTTGTACTTGCTTTCCATTAATAAACAAAAAGAAGGTTCTTGATTCTCCAGAATTTATGTGCTCAACAGATAAATCGTAAACTGTGGAAACATCTTCTGTTATAAATCTATTTTGTCCAGTAAATTTTCCATCATCGACTACAATTTGGGACGTTCCGCTCCACAGCCTTTTAGGTATTGCATTATTATTTTCATCTGCTTCAACCTTATAAAAGTAAACATTTGCAATATTCGTGGGATAAGCATTAGAAAGTCTAAGGGTTCCTCCAGTAGTAGAGGTTCTATTTGGAATTGCGGCCCCAGGTATGGTGTACTTTATTGTTTTTTTATTGTTATTAATTGCTGTTACCTTGTACTCACCATTTAACGGAGTTCTAGTATCTGTTGGATTTAAAGAATCTACTAGACCAGTTATCTCAACTGTTTGACCTACAACAAAATCTACTTCATTTTTTAAGGTTATTGTGACCACATTGTTATTACAAGTTGGTGCAGGGCTGCTTAAAATTTCATTAGCGGTTAATTGCTGCTTTGAAGGATTTATATAATCTTGAGCATTGCCTTCAGTCAGTGCAACTATCTCAAAGAAGTATCCAGTATTTCTTTCTTTATTAATATTTATCGCTATACCTCCAGATCCCCCCCTGATATCTAGGTTTTTGCTCGGATCATCTGCATTTATATCTTGATTTTTTAGAAAGATAAAAGATCCTTCAGGACTTTGTAATCCAGACTCTCCAGCATTTATGCTGCCTATGATTCTCATCCTGGTTCCAAAATGCTTGAATGAATCATTAAACTCTTTGTACATATAAGAAACAAAGTTTACTGGATCTACTTGCTCTGGTAAATCTGGTCCATTAAAGACTAAGGCAGAAGATTGTATCGTACCCTCCCTAGCAGTACTAAAATAATTAACCTCATTTTCTGTATAATGTTTATTGGCTCTGAAATTTTTTATTATTCCATTTCTTGTTGAACTTTGTGCCACAGTATCTGATTCAAATACTCCAAACTCTTCAAATTCTTTTGATTTTCCAGCAACCTGATTCTGCACTGTTGTTGGATACTCTATAAATCTATTAGTTGTAAACAAGTAATCTTTTGCTTCTTGTAGGCATCCAGCGGCATATGTATTTTCAGACCAGTATTCTGAAAGCCCTGCCGTATGTTCTGTAATGGGAGTTCCAAACTGTCCTCTTCCGTGACGTTTAACTTCTCCATTTTTTGGCCTTGTTATTCCGTTTATTGTCTCATAAATTGGCTCAGAATATATTCTGACATTTCCAGTTGGATACATTTTGCCATTAAATGGTAGTTTAGAAAAATATTTTTGATATTCTTCGTTGCTTGATATCCATCTTAAGTTTCCTTCAAGGCCATCGCCTAGTACTCCAGAAATTGCGTACTCTATTGCATCGTATTTGATAATTTCTCCGTTAGCATAAAAGTATCCTTGATGAGATGACAGTGATGCTGAAGGAAAGTCTATGTTTTCTCCTAAATCAAGTATGTTGTTTATTACTTGATTGTTTTCCACTAATGGAACGTCTGAGGATAGTGTTGTGTTTAATGGAGCAGCAGTCAAGGTGTAGCCCTGAGATGTATTAGATCTAGCATTTCTAGTTCTAAGATTTTCTTTTCCTGAAATTTCCCACAGAAGGACTGGCTTATATCCATAAGTTTTATATCTATCTGTATATCTGGCCTGAGAATACTGAGAGATTTCTCTTTGAATATATCTGGTGGTAAAGTCTATTTTTCCATCATTATATACCTGCTTATCTTCTGAAGAAAGATTTATGATGTTGGGAAGTTTATCTTCTTCAATCTGACCGTACAGAATTGAATCAGTTTCCCTGCTGCTTTCCGTTTCAGGCATTATGTATTCTTTAGACATTACAACAAGGTTGTTGTATTCATCAAAAAACATAGCAGTCTGTGAGGCAACCGCTATATCTGTTAAAACCTCTGCAACATTTTTTTGAGTTCCTGTAAAGAAAAATGGTATTATCATTTCAGACTCATTATCTATTCTTTTAAAAACATAGTTGCTATAGCCAATGTAATCCAACAGCAAACTAACAGCATAACTAATTGAGCAGTCAGGTATTAATAATTCTGGTGCCTTCATTGATTCTAAAAAGAAAAATAGATCTCTTAGTTCAAAGGATATGGTGCCAGTCTGTTTCGAAACGTTAGGAAAGGAGTCTACATACATAGACTTTATTGGAATATAATAATCATAATTTTTAACATTTCTAACTATTTTATAAAAATTAAATTTTATCCTCTTGTCTACATAACTAGAAAGAATGCTTCCAGTTTTTGATTCTATATCAAATGTGTTGTTAG